TAAAGTTAACAGACAGGACAATGCGGCTGATGCAGAGTCTAGGAGAAAGGACATTAATCTAATAAAAAAGTCGCTCAGAGACGATAAAAAGTCTAAAGAAGGAAAGGCTGAACGTAAAGAGCTATATGCAGCACACAGGCCCAGCGGGCAATGGAATGTATGTAAATAAATATAATACTCTGGTATAATTATGATATATATCAGGAGGAAGTATGGCACGAGCAGTATCTACAATTCGGGCGCTGTTAAAGGACTATGTGGGCGCGATCACACTGGCTGAGATAGATGCTAGATGTGACCTAAAGACCTGCGAAATCTCAATGGCCTTATGCTACTTACTAAAGCAGAGATATGTTACTAGAGTGCCTATAAAGTCTAATCTGATACTGGGCCGTAAAGAAGTCTGGCTGTATACCTACTACTCAAAGAGACAACCTATTGTGTCCTGAGTGCCAGATAGCAGAGAAGAACCCTAACTCTGGCTTATACCAATTCAATTGCCGCAGTTGCCGACAAAGACTAATATTAAAGAATAATTGCAGAGAAGTAAGAAAGAGGCTAGTCATCCAGTTCAGAAAATGGGGTGAGAACGAGGCAACAGAAGAGGGAGTTTGCAAGTGTAAGGAGTTCTGTTACAGGCAAAGGATGGTAGATGGACGAAGCTGATTACGCAAACGAGGAAGCAGAGCAAAGACTTACAGCCCTGATTAAACAGGCTAGGAAGCCTATTCCCAAAGGAATTCCGGGTGATTGCGACCTATGTGGCGAGTGGTCACGATTAGTAGATGGAGTATGCTCTCCATGTCGAGATCGTTACAAAATCAAATAGGAGAGATAAATGAGTCATTCACCACAGCAATTCGTACTAACACTACTGCACAGCATTACTAACGCTCACATACTGCACTTCCAGACCAAATCCTACAGCGAACACGTTGCATTAGGCACTTACTACACTGAGGTAGACGAGCTTGTAGACTCGTTCGTAGAGGCATATCAAGGCTGCTATGGGATCATAGATGACTATGAGAAGTATTATCTACTGCCTACACCACCATTAAAGTATCTAACAAGTCTAAGTAAGTATGTAGAAGATGAAAGAAAGAAGCTACCGCAAGATTCAGAGCTGCAAAATATAATAGATGAGATAGCACAACTAATCGACAGCACCATCTACAAGCTGAAATTCCTAGCATGATACGCATAGGATGAGGCCAACATACGAAACGCAACAAGATTTAAACAGAGAAAGGGATATTGCTTCTTACCTTGAAAAAACATGGTTTTGTGAGATGGCAAAAATGCCTGTTAGATACCATTTAGATTATGTAATGAAAAGGAAGGGAAGGGCCGTAGGTTTTTGTGAGATCAAGACAAGAAACTACACGATGGAGGCAATTAGTAATATGGGTGGCTATCTGCTTAGTATTGGCAAATGGTCATCAGCCAAGCAACTATATGACTGTAGCAAGTTACCATTTATTTTAGTAGTCTGTACATTGGACGCAATATGGTATGCAAAATTTACAGAGTTTGTACCAAATAGTGTAGAGGTAAAGGGCAGAACAGATAGGAATGATTGGCAGGATGTAGAGCCTTGCGTCCTATTGGATACAAAGTTATTTATAAGAATACCATTCGCCAACGAAATTAATTAACGGAAATAATATGATACGCATGGTCAAGACACATAACGGCTACCAAATCCACGAGATTATCTGTGATCCTAGTGGAATGCCAATAAGTAGCTTCCCGGCAATCATTCAAGGTATGACAAGATTAGACGCTATAAAGTACATGGAAGATGTAATAGATGCAGCCAAGCTACCAGCTATTAGACTCAACGAGAAGCGAGATATATGATGGTCATTAAAAAAGCAAGTAAAACTGGTAGACCACCCGGCCCCGGTAGACCAAAAGGGCTGGCAAATAAGTCTACAGTAGCCGCTCGAGAGGCCATTGCCCGGTTCGTTGATGGTAACGCTCACAGAGTGCAGATCTGGCTGGATGCGATAGCAGCAGAGAATGGGCCACTGATGGCGTTCCGATGCTATACAGACATGATTGAGTACCATGTACCAAAATTGAGCCGCACAGAACTCACAGGCAAGAATGATGGTCCAGTAGAAATCACGATAAAATGGAAAGCACCGAAATAGAGATGGACTACCAGCCCCGGCTGGCGTTCATGCCGTTTCATGAGAGGACAGAGCGCTGGGCTTGTCTAGTAGCTCACAGACGCGCAGGTAAGACCGTAGCAGCTATCAATGACTTGATACGAGCAGCGGCCCTCTGTGCTAGTCCTATGCCGTTATTTGCCTACATAGCTCCATACCGCAGTCAGGCTAAGTCAGTGGCATGGGAATACCTCAAGCATTACGCTAGACCAATACTCGCATCAGTCAATGAGTCTGATTTGTACGTTGACCTAGTCAATGGCGCACGAATACGGCTATTTGGGGCCGATAACGCTGATGCCATGAGAGGTTTGGGATTTGATGGGCTTTTTCTGGACGAATACGCAGATTTTAAGCCTAGTGTATTTGGCAATATCCTAAGACCTGCTCTATCAGACAAGCAAGGCTGGTGCGTGTTTGCATCAACTCCAAAGGGTAAGAATGCCTTTTGGACTATCTACAGTACCGCTCTAAGAATACCTAGCGAGTGGTTTTGCCTTAACCTGCCAGCATCAGTATCTAAGCTACTCCCAGATGGGGAGCTATCGGCTGCTAAAGCTCAACTGTCACCTGACCAGTATATGCAAGAGTATGAGTGTAGCTTCGAGGCGGCAATACTAGGAGCTTACTACGGTACAGAGATGCGAGAGGCTACAGAGCAGGGTCGCGTCACCAAAGTCAATTACGACAATAACGTGCCTGTCCACACTGCATTCGATCTTGGTTATAGGGATGATACGGCGGTCTGGTTTTATCAGGTAATTCGCGATGAAGTACATATAATTGATTATTACGCCGTTTCTGGTGCTAATATTGATGAAATTGCTGCAAATATCCTGTCAAGGCCGTATAATTTCGGTAAGCACTATTTACCTCATGATGCACGAGCTAAGACATTGGCGGCTGCTGGTAAGTCAGTAATTGAGCAATTAGCTGTACATTTTGGCATCAATAGCCTATCTATCGTGCCAGATCTGTCAGTGCAAGACGGTATACAGGCTGTTCGTAAAGTCTTGCCGCAGTGCTGGTTTGATGCAGACAAGTGCAGTGAAGGCATAGAGGCTTTACGTCAATACCAACGAGAGTATGATGAGGACAAGAAGGCGTTTCGGCAGACACCACGACATGACTGGTGTAGTCATCCGGCAGACGCTTTCCGAATGTTATCAATAGCTTGGCGGTCAGAGCCGCGAGTCAGACAACCTGATGCAGCTAAACCGCTGATGGTAGGAGAGCAAAACACAGCAACACTTAACGATGTGTGGGCGCAAGCAAATCAACCTAAGAGAGGCAGAATATGAGCATACAATCACCATTTAGATACCAGTACGAACACGTTGCAGCCAGTCAAACAGCACAAGTTCTAGGCGGCACAGGCGCAATCGGTGACTACATCCACAGACTAATATGTACAGTCACCACCGCTGCTACAGGCAATGTAGTTCTGGTAGACGGAACAGGCGTAGGCATATTGACCCATACAGTGCTACCTGCATCATGCGGCACAGGTATCAATGTCTACAATATCGAGATCAACGTTGCATCTACTACTGGTGCATGGAAAGTAACGACAGGAGCAGGTGTTGAGGTTATGGCTGTAGGCATATTCTCAGCATAATGCCTAGTCCTAAACAACTAGCTGCTGGACTACAGACCTATACGCCAAAGCGTACTTTGTTGAGTGAGACGGTCAATGGCGTTGAGATTACGCCGCAGCAGTCCGCTGCTCTATCTGCAACTAACCCTGCATACCAAGCAATGGACGCATACGGTGAACAGGCTAAAGCTAGATTAATTGGCGCACCAGCAGTAGACCCGTCACTGGACACCTTCGCAGAACAAGCTAGAGCTAGAATGATGGCTAGAAAAAATGCCCTCCGCTAAAGAACTAGCCAAAGCTCTAGCTAGGCAAGACTCAGTAACTAAACAGCCTCGTAATAGGTTTTTTGGCGCTATTGCTGACGCTGCTGGCTATTTATCAGATCAAGCCGACAGATATGTAGTACCTGAGCGCGATCCATTATTTGGCGGTATGCGTGGTGGTGATCTGCTGCCGCTAAGGAACGTCAACAGACTGCTAGACGATCTAAGCTACGGTGGGCGCATAACTACAGGCAGAGGACAGACTACAACGCTAAGGCCAGAAGTAGTTGATACTGTTGCGTTAGGCGGGGCAATGCGGCCTTTTATACAAAAAGGTGGTGAAGCTGCTCTAAAAACTCTAGCTGAACAGGTACAGAACAAAACGGGATTTGCAAGGCTTATGCCTGATACAAGAATGAGCATAGTGCCAGAAGGCGCGTCTATGCCGCAGCGACCTAAGACAGAGTTCGAGATACTGCACGACACAGCCCAGAGAAATGCTGCGCTACCAAAGGAGCAGGGTGGACTTGCTTTGCCATCTAGTAATACTGGTATGGATAGAGCTGCTGCTATGGGTGCGGTAGACTATTTGCATGGCACACAAAGATTAGACAGATTGCTATCTGGTAAAAATTTAGACCCTAAAAGAGCTACATCTGGGCCTATGCCATTTGGTACAGACACACCACCTGTTGCATCTGGTTACGCTATGAACAAACAAGACACTAGCAGAATGGCTGATGACATAGGTGGATTAGACCAATACTTTCAAGTATCTCCTAAGTCACTAGGGTTCAGAGGGAAAAATCCATACACAGTAGAACAAAGCTGGAATCATTTATCGCCAGAAGTTAAAACTGATATTTTAGATAAGTCTCGTAGAATTGGGTATAAAAACCCAGAAGAGGCAGAGGGTGCTTGGACATTGCATCCAACGTCAAAAGGAGCGCCATTCTCTCCTAGCCATTTTGAATACGAATTAAAGGCAGCTAAAGGAAACCCATTAGCCGCACTAAGAAGCGTGTACGGAGAAAGCGGTATGTTAGATGCGTATGCCCCATCTGAACTAGCTGATATTTACAAATTAGCTGGATACCCGCACGAAATTAGTCAGGCCAATGCTCCGTGGACATCTGCACAAGGTGTGTTGACAGGCAAGGCTATGATAAATAACCCATTAAAGACAAGTAATGTTGAAGAGATTAGAAGCACAGTCATACCTGCGTTAAAAGAAGCGTTTGCAAAAGATAAGACAAGACTAAAAACATCTGGTTCTGACGAGTGGGCAAAAGATGCTAGATATACGCCTAAAGAATGGGTGAATCAGTTAGAACAAGACTTAGCTAAGGGTGATAACTCTTATGTTTGGACTTCTATACCAGACAAGGTAACAGATCAGATAAAGAAATTAGGCTATCAAGGAATTATTGATACGGGTGGTAAAGGTGGTGATCTTTATGGTCATCAAGTGGTTATACCATTTCAGCCTTCACAAGTTCGTTCCCGCTTTGCAGCCTTTGACCCATTCCGTAGACATGAAGCAGACATTCTCGCTGGTGTAGGCGTTGGCGGGATGTTAGACCCTCAAGCAATAGCTGAAGCACTTAGACAACAGGACAGAAAATGACCGAAACTCCAATCGAGAAGTATCTGAACGTAATCGGTAGCTATGACAACGAGTTCAAGAAGTGGGAGGCTCGTTCTGCAAAGATCGTCAAACGCTACAGAGATGACAACCGCAGCCAGAACTCTAACGAGACGGCAAAGTTTAATATTCTCTGGTCAAACGTACAGACCTTAATCCCAGCGGTCTATTCTAAGCTGCCTATGGCTGACGTATCGCGTAGGTTTGGAGACAATGACCAAGTAGGTCGTGTTGCCTCACAGATCATTCAGAGGGCTATTGACTACGAGATTGAGCATTACCCAGACTTCAGAGCGACTATGAAGAACGCGGTGCAGGATCGCTTTCTTGGCGGTCGTGGTGTCGCATGGGTACGCTACGAGCCACATCTAATTGAGCGTGATATGCCAGAAGATGGGCTACAGGTCACTGAGGACGCTGATGAGGTAGAGAACGATACAGCAGAGACATACGAGGAGATCGAGTACGAATGCGCTCCTACAGACTACGTTCACTGGAAGGACTTTGGTCACTCAGTAGCTCGTACATGGGAAGAGGTCACGGTTGTATGGCGCTGGGCTTACATGACGCGAGAGGCGCTTATAGAGCGTTTTGGCGAGGAGTCTGCAAAGAAGATACCTTTAGATAGTGGCCCACAGACACTAACTTCCTACGGTCAGTCTAGCAAAGAGCATACTAGAGCAAAGATATGTGAGCTATGGGATAAGGAAAGCGGCAAGGTCTACTGGTTTAGCAAAACCAGCAACTACATCATAGACGAGCGTGATGACCCCATCGAGGTCGAAGGCTTTTTCCCTTGTGGCAAGCCTCTGTACGCTACTTTAACCTCTGACTCACTCGTTCCTGTACCTGACTTCGTGCTGTATCAAGATCAGGCTACAGAGCTGGACATTTTGAGCGACAGAATTGACGGTCTGGTAAAGGCTCTAAGAGTGCGGGGAGTATATGACGCAAGCCAGCCAACGCTACAACGTCTGCTCACAGAGGGAGACAATAATACTCTGATACCTGTCGATAAGTGGATGGCTTTTAGTGAAAAGGGTGGCTTAAAGGGTAGTATCGACATCCTACCGCTAGATGTCATAGCTAGTACGCTCATCAACTGCTACCGGGCAAGAGAGGACATAAAGAGCCAGATTTACGAGATTACGGGCATATCTGACATTATTCGTGGTCAGACCAGTGCAAGCGAGACTGCAACTGCTCAACAGATCAAAGGCCAGTATGCAGGGCTAAGATTAAGAGCAATGCAGGAAGAGGTAGCATTGTTTGCGTCTAGCCTGATTAAGCTAAAAGCGCAGATCATGTGTACCAAGTTCCAGCCACAGACTCTATTGCAGTATGCGTCTGCACAGCAGATGTCTGAGGCAGATCAGCAATTGATACCACAGGCTATAGAGCTTCTTAAAGACTCGCCACTAGCTAACTTTAGAATAGATGTCGAGGCTGACAGTCTGGTGCAGTTGGATGAAGATCAGAACAAGCGCAACCGTGTAGAGTTCCTACAGGCGTTCGGCGGCTTCTTAGGTCAAGCCTTACCTGTAGGCCGTGAGTCACCTGAGATGATACCAATGCTGGTAGAGGTCATGAAGTTCGGTATCGGAGCGTTTAAGCAAGCAGAGCCGATTGAAGGCACGTTAGATACCGCACTGGAGCAGATGAAGGCAGCATCACAGCAGCCACAACAGCCGCAGCCTGACCCTGAGCAGATGAAGATGCAAGCACAGCAACAGTCTGAACAGATGAAGATGCAAGCAGATGCACAAGCCGCGCAGATGAAGGCTCAGATTGACGTACAGGCTCAACAGGCACGAGTACAGGCAGATATGCAGATCGAGCAGATGAAGCTACAAGCAGACGCACAGCTAGAGCAGATGCGCCAACAGATGAAGATGCAGGAGCTACAATACCTAGATCAGTTTAATCGCTACAAAGCACAACTAGACTCATCTACTCGCATCATGGTCGCAGAGATAGGCGCAAAGGCACAGGTAGACAAGGTGCGTGAGGCAGAAGAGGCCGCTAATACTGAAGTAGCTATTGTTCTGGGGCAAGCATGAGAAAATCTTGGGTATATATAGACGGAGAAGCCGTAGAGGTAGGCGCAGAGCGATACGATGCTAAGGTCTACATCATGCCTGACATCGCTCCCTATAAGTCTATGGCTGATGGCACAATGATTACTGGCAGGGCTATGCACCGTGAGCATCTAAGGAAGCATAACTGCTTTGAAGTCGGTAACGAGACTATGACAAGCCGCGCACCTGTCGTAAAAGATACACGCAGAGAAGTATTAAGCGCACAATTAGCAAATATGTCGCATTCCCAAGCTAACAAGCTAATGGATCGGATGCGAGATAACCAAAGGTTTACCAATAACCCCCACAGGGAGAAATAAATGGATATGCCAGAGTCAGTACCCGATACAAACGTAATAGATAGAAAAGAACTACTAGCACAGCAGTTTGATGAATTAGAGACAGAGCCAAAGGCTGAGAGAGTACGCAGTGCTGATGGTAAGTACGCGCCAACGATACCTGTAGAAGCTCCAGAAGTAGTAGAAGAGCCTCCAGTATGGCAAAGAGCGCCTGCATCATGGAAGAAGGACTACCATGAGGAATGGGCGGCGGCCTCACCAAAACTACAAGAATATGCGTGGCAGCGTGAGGAGCAGATGAGGGCTGGTGTTGAGCCGCTTATAAGTAAGGCTCAGTACGCTGATGAGATGGAACGGGTAGTACAGCCGTACCTCAATACGATAAACGGTCTAGGGATTAAGCCTAGTGAAGCCATTAGCGGGTTATTGCAAGCAGATAACATCTTACGCAACGGCTCGCCACAGGAAAAGGAATACTACTTTGCTCAGTTGAGAGAGCAATATGGTATGGGAGCTGCAAATCAGGATGGTGTGCAACAAGCACCACAGCATGATATAGTATACGGACTACGCAACGAGTTAAACTCAGTGCGCGGCGAGATGCAGCAATGGAAGCAAGAGAAGGAAGCTGAATCTAGCAAGATTATGAACGGCGAAATAGACTCATTCTCACAAAAGAAAGAGTATTTCGAGGAGCTTCGACCAGCAATGATCCAACTGCTACAAGGCGGTATGGCTAATACGCTGGATGAGGCTTACGACAAGGCATTACGCCTAGACGCTGACTTATACGATAGACAAACACAGGCCCAACAGGCTAGTGCAAACGTCCAAAAGATAGGTCTGGTAGACAAAGCAGCGAAAGCTGCTAAGGCGGCAGCGGTTAGCGTTAAAAGCTCCACACCCGGAGTAGCGACAACGACCAAAGCGCAAGATAGGCGCTCAATGTTAGTGGAACAATTCGCTAACCTAGATGAGCGTTTTTGATAACCTAAACTGAGGAGTAAATTATGGCCTTCGCCAATAGCTCGGTTAGCGACATCATTGCGACTAACATTCAAAGTCGTACGGGTGAACTAGCTGACAACGTTTAACTTATAGACGTTATAAAACTCCGTGAATTCGGTGAAAAGCTGAGATGCCAACACCGAGCCAAGACGCACAGGATACCCAAGGGGTGCGTAAGGTGTAACGACTAGGACAAAGCGGAAGCAGAGTCCCACGAGCGCGGAGCGTAAGTATCAACCACAGAGGAGTATTCCAAATGGTGACAGTGTACGGTTTAGAGGATGCAAGCACTGGAGCAGCGTATGTAGGCTGCACAGCGGGCAAGATAGGTAAGAGGATGCGAGAGCATAGGAGTCTACTAAAAGCCGGTAAGCATAGCTCTAAGAGGTTGCAAGAAGCGTGGAACGATCACGCTGGTGAGTTTCAGATGAAGGTACTTGAGACAATGCCAGCAGAAGTATCAGTGATTGAGAAGCGTGAGCGCGAGTTGTCTTGGATGAAGCACTATAGAGGTAGTAATTTGTTACTAAACGAGAATGAGTATTCGTTTAGACCGCCTCCAAACGCTCCTGCAATGGCAGCAAAGTCTAGGGTAGCTAATGGCTACAGACCAAGCGCAGAAAGCAACCTAAAGCGTAGATTGGCGCAGATTGGTAGACCGAAAGGTCACGGTGCTAAGATTAGCGCCACCAAGAAAGCGATAAAACTTGCGATGAGATAGTCTGCTCTGCATATAAATGGAATATGCAGGTTCGGGATAAAGAGCCTGAACATAACACAAGGACAAACAACAACGCACTACTGCGCCGCTTGAAAGATCGTGGCAATGTAAAAACCTTTTCTGGTGGGAATGTTATCCTTCAGGAAATCATGTATTCAGATTCGGCAACTAATAATACCAATAGCTATTCGGGCTATGAAGTATTGAATGTTTCGCAAAACAGCCCGATCTCTGCTGCTCAATTCTCTATCACCCAATACGCTGCTGCCGTTTCAATCAGCGGTCTTGAGATGATTCAGAACAGCGGTAAAGAAGCAATCATTGACCTGCTTGACGGTCGTATGAATGTTGCTGAAGCTCAATTGGCTAATCGTATCAGTGGTGACTTGTACCTCGATGGTACTGGTAACGCTGGTAAGAACCTGACCGGGCTAGGCGCTGCTGTACCTGATGCACCTACTACTGGAACATACGGCGGCATTAACCGTGCTACCTATAGCTTCTGGCGTTCAGTTAAGTTCAGTGGAACTACCGATGGTGGATCGGCTACTTCAGCATCCAACATTCAAGGTTACATGGACTCACTAGCTGTTCAGTTGATCCGGGGTACGGACAAGCCTGATCTGATCGTTGCTGACAACATCTTCTATCGTATGTACCTGCAATCGCTGCAAAGCATTCAGCGTATTAGCGATGGTGGAAACAGCACGGCTGGAGCTGGTTTTGCTTCACTCAAGTATTACGGCGCTGGTATGGCATCTGATGTTGTTCTGGACGGTGGTATCGGTTCAAGCGCAACAGCAAGTCATATGTGGATGCTGAACACCAAGTATTTGATGTTCCGTCCTAACGTAAACCGCAACTTCGTACCAATCGGTGGAGAACGCCAAGCAGTCAATCAAGATGCTATCGTTAAACTAATTGGCTTTGCTGGTAACTTAACCTCAAGCGGCCCGCAATTCTGCGGCGTTCTGCTGGCTTAATAGGGGGATATAAAAATGGCTAATTCTACTTTTGGCGTATTAAATTTTGTAACTCCAATGTTCGCTCAGCGTGATACCGCAGCAGTTGTTGCTCTTGGAACGCCCCAAATTGGTGTTTTGAACGACACTTGGGTATATGTACAAGCATCTGAAGCAGTTGCGACTGGAACCTGTACCGTTAGCGCAGCTTTTGCACTTACGGATACCGCAGGGACTTACACTGCCGATACCGCTTTTGCATCAGGCGATTACGGCTGGGTTCGTAAAACGACTTCACCGTTGTAATCTAATTCTGGGGCGGGGTAACTCGCTCCAGTTTTTAAGGAGATTAGTATGACTATTCCATCACGAGTTTTAGGAGCAGGTAACAGTCCTCTGTCCACATCATCAATTTGTGGCACTGGCGCTGTTGGCTTGGTTGCTCTTGGAACAACGATTGCGGACGCACTGTTACTATCTGCCGATTACAATACGCTTACAACCTCATCAGCATCTACTGGCGTTCGTCTTTTGCCTACCGAAGCTGGTGCAACAGTTGTAATTCGTAATGATAGCGGTGTGACGGTAGTTGTATACC